GCTAAAAGCTATAACATTATTCGTATCAATAATGGCATAGGTCAAATACTATTTTAATGACTCTATACAGATTTTCAATATCACCATGTGGAAGAATGATATTAAAAATATGTGAGCAGTAGATAAGTATGGGTGAGGCTGCGAACATTGCCCTCAACGCTATTGGGATGCAGGATACACATCTCCTTTCTACCAAATCTAAAGATTCTTTATTTAATCCGTCCCATAAACATAATTCTCATTTTCGTAAGTATCACCGCACCCATACGGTTGATAATCTCCAAAAAAATGAGTGGTGGCCATTCGGGCATACAGTCAAGGTTGAATTCCATCCTAAAAATATGGGTGATCTTCTTACAAATATATGGGTAAAAATCGCATTACCAGCGCTCGAATCAGGTTGGGGGTATAGCGATTTAGTGGGGAGAAGACTTATAAAAAATATAAAAATGACTGTGGATGGGCTCATTTTACAAGAAATTGATACTGAAATGTTCACAATTTTCGATAATTTGTATAAAAGTTACGATCAAAAACTATCACTGAATGCACAATATAATCTAAATAAGGCAACTGGAGACACTGATTTAGATGCACAAAATAATTTATTTATTCATATACCATTCTTTTTTGCGCAAAATTATGGAGGAGACGCATATGAACAAAATAAACAAAATAAACCCCCATTCCCCGTGTGTAGTATAGATAAACAAACTATTCAATTTGAGATTGAATTTCATAAACCTACTTATTTTATCTACACAAATCTTAGTGAACGGGATTTACATCCAGAAATTATTGATAACTTTAAGATTGTCACAGAAGAAATCACTTTATCCAATGAAGAACGTTTGTATTACAAAACACAGCCCGTAACAATAACTACTGAATTTATGATGAAACATAGTTCTAGGGATATACATTTAAAAAATGACCGAACCTTTAGTATAAATTTAGAACCAACTATACCCGTAAAGATGTTTCATTGGTTTTTTAGATCAAAGTATTACGAGGATGAAGGGGAGTATGATAACCTCAAGGTAAACAATCGGATGAATTTCAGGGGTTCTCGTTATAACTTTCAGTACACCATAACTATATTAGGACGTGCAACACTGGCGTTAAATGGTGAAATATTCCCACGAATAACGAAAATTGATGCAGGATATTTTAAGCGATATGTACATTACACGGCAAAACTATCAGAATCTGGTTTATTTCCTAATAGTAAAGGGGTGCCAGGGGCGGACCAAACAGAGAATAGGATGAATAATATTTTACGTAATAATGATATATATTCTTATAGTTTTGCTTTTTATCCAAAAAGTACACAACCTTCGGGATTTCTAGATTTTTCACAATTAAATTCTGACAAAACGCAACTACATATAGAACTCTCGGATTTAAGCGTAGATACCTTGATCAGTACGGCTAACCCCCAATTTTCACTTGAAAATTTCACGATGTATCTATATTATACCGGCTACAATATGTTAAAATTTGAAAATGGATTTGTATCTTTTATGAGTTAAAAAAATAATGGCTAAAATTAAGTATGTCAGGTAGGCTACAATTAGCAAGTAGAGGCTTACAGAATGAATGGATCAATGGAATTCCAACACAATCACATTTTTTATTCAATTTAAAAAAACATACAAAATTTGCTATTGATACACTCGAAATTCCGGTTACTGGCGCAGATTATGGCAAAGAATCAATTTGTTTTATACCACTTGACGCAGGTGACATCGTTACAAAAATGACACTTAGATATAATCTAAAATTCCCAACTACGGGAACCGGAACTATTTCCGGTGAGGAAACTGGCTTCCCTGTCTGGTATCAGTCAATGCCATATGGGCTTTGTAATGCTTATCAAGCTGTTCATTTGATTGATCACGTCGATTTGTACATTGGTGGTATGCATATACAGAGATTAACTTCTAAGTGGCTTGAAGTCTATAATAAAATTGCGTATGAACGAGCTTTATATGAAGCGAATAAAGAATCAGCTGCTTTTGTAAGAGGTGATTCAACTGATCAGGCGTCGTTTTTATTTACTAACACAGAAATCCGTCGGGAGTTACCACCTGTATACGTAGATTTACCTTTCTATTTCCATGATAATTTGAAATCAGCATTACTTGCGTGTAAACTACAAAAACAGAACTGTTATATCAAAATAAAGTTCAAGCCCTTAGGAAGTATAATAACTGATCCGGACTTAATCTGGTACAGTCTTGTAAAATATGTTTTTCCACCGTCCCCTCCGGTAACACCGGATGACATACGTGAAGTTTGCCAACAATATATACCAATGGGTAGTGTATCTATATTAACTACATATGCATACTTAGATACAGAAGAATTAGCTTATTTAAAAAGTAGACCTATTGAACATGTTATAAGTCAACTCCAATTAAGACGATTTGATGTCCCGCGCGGAGAAACAAGAAGACTCCAACTCAATTTTAAAAACCCAGTTAAAACACTTTATTTTTTTGTAGGTAAAAAAGATAAAGATCGAGCAGCAACGAGGCTTATACCTGTTTCCGCCGGCGGCCCAGAGATCGCCGCGACCGATTTTATGGAAAATATAAGATTTACAAATGCTAAACTTTTATTCAATAATAAAATTGTGTTCGATGACGGTCCCGAAAAACTCATATATCGCAACTCAAAGACAACTACATATTCGGGAATGAATAACTGGAAGAATGATAAATTGGAAATAGGTTCTCATTCATTCGCCATGTATCCCCTAAAGAAAGAACCAACGGGACATGTCAATTTTAGTCGTATCATTAACCAGGAGTTTGAAATAACGATACCCGAAACTGGTGGACAGGTAAACGAATGTCAGATATATGCCTTGAGTTACAATATTTTACATTACTCAAGTGGGTTATGTGGCTTAAAATTTTAATATGTAAATAATATAATGGCTGGTAAAGTTCAAATTGCTACAAGTGGATTTTTAACTGAGCAATTAACCCGTGAACCAGATTTTACATTTTTCAATCATTTATTTTCGAAACATACACATTTTGCGAAAGAAACGATTAGTATAAGATCAGATAATGAAAAAATTGTACAGACTGGTGATCATGTAGAAATTTCTATACCAGCTAATAGTGGTGATATAATAAATGGTATGTCAATCAGTTTTAGTATTGCTAAAGATCTGGTAAGTTATTCACAATACAGCTCCCTCCCAAATCTGAATATACTTAATACTGACACTGCAGGAGTGTATACAGTAGACCAATTTGGTATAAGTGTATTTGAGTACATCGATCTTTATTTAGGTGATCAGTTAATTGATCGAATCACGTCAGATGATATACATATTTATACTACCACACGCTCACCTTCTACGTATAAAGATACAAATCTACATCTACATGGGATGCGATTTAATCCCAACGACTTCATTCAAGAATACGGACCGTACCCGTTTGTTGAGGGAAATTTTCTTCACAGTTCACGTCGTGTTAATGGACAATTTCATCGTCTACTACAAGACGGCATTCTTACAAAATTTGTCGTAGATCTCCCATTTTATTTTCACGATCGACCCAAACACGGGTTTCCATTATGCGCTATACAATCTCAGGAACTCAAAATACGTATGAAACTTCGAGATGGTAGAGAGGTTCTTTTTCCATCAAATATACTGAATCAATATGCGCAATCGACGCAAGTGGTATCACAATGGGATTATGCAAACGATCATAAAACTACCAATTTTCAACTTTCAGATTTCAAACTTGATATGGATGTTATACATTTAGATAAAGCTGAACGAATTAAATTTAGATCTTTATGTAAAGATCTTTTAATTGAACAGAATCAACATAATGCGTTTACTATGGGACGTGGGATAACCACTGAAAATTATAGATTGAATTTAAAAAATTGTGTCAAAGAACTTTATTTTATAGTAAAAAAGAAATATCAAATATTTACCACTGAAGAAATTAATACTTTAAATGCGTACCAGAGCACACCAGGTCTTCGCGCAGTATTCCAAAAACCGGTACCATGTATTTATATGCGCCAGAAATATGTAACATTAACATGCGATGGACTAACAATTTTGGATGATACAACGGGTTCTCATCAATTTCTATCTGCGTGTATACCCGATGTTCACCACAAACAAACACCGTATGAATCTAATTTAACCATGTACAGTTTCGCGTTACACCCAGATAATATAGAACCATCTGGAAACGTAAACTTCAGTATGATCAAAGACATTATTATACAAATGACATTGTCTAATGATGGTGCGTATATCAACGCACCTCCATCTACCGTTCACGCAGAAAAGGATGTACATATAATTGCTAAAAGCTATAACATTCTTCGTATTAAGGATGGTGTAGGGGAAATACTATTTTAATTTCTCGATAGTTCCGGGTACTGTGGAACTATGGGGAATTATTTACTG